GGGAAATCCATATCGCTTATTGCGAGGGTAGGAGGTAGGTCACATGGGCTCCACTGCTTCACTTATCGGTATCGCCGAAGGTGTTTCAGGCAGTGGGGTCCACCATGTTGTAGGAAGTCATGAGCCTATGACGTGGCGCCGTTGAAGAAACGGGTCTTGCAGTTGGCCACTGCAAGTCAAGAGGGTTGCCAGATTTTGTAGAAACCCAGCCGTCGATCTGACTAGTCCCTGGAGGGAGCGTCGAGGCTTTGTATCGTCGTTTATCCAACATGTGTCATAGACTAACTTTGTGGTAGCTTCCGCGGGTGTTAGCTGTCTTCATCTTGGGATCGCCCATCTGGAAAGATAGGTGGGGCTTCCTGGGTACATCAAGAAAAGGGGGAGAAATCTCCCTGCCCTGCGATGTATTCTGATGAATGAACAGTGCTGATCATCCTCAACGGATACGCGTGCCCTGAGCATATGTCAAAGCACATCTTGGTTTCGTCTGTCCAACGAATAAAACAATACTCTTTGACAAGAGTGTCTCACCGCCCGAGGCAGATTCTTTTCCATTTCTCGTTGCGGCCCCTGGTAGGGCCAAGACATTTAAAGGTAGCGACACGCTAACAATGAGTGACAACAACAAGAAACACCGTAATCGGGAGGGGGCTGTTCCACCTTCAGGTAAAACTGAAGCAGTCCTAGCGGCAGAAGCATCTAGTAGTGGAAGCGCGGTCGAACGCGAAGGTCCGGAGTTTGAAAACTCTCGTGGAAAACATGCGCCACGTAGTCAAACCAAGACCGCCCCTGGCTCCAGGGGTCAAAAAGATTCGAAAGGGAGTTCCAATCCACCTCGAAGAAAGGGGACAAAGGCCAACAAGTCTCAGCAAGTAGCTGTTAAGGTCTTGCAGGAATCTCAACAGATCCTGGGTGAAGCTGATGGCATCCGGGAGGCTGCCCGACAAGAGGCCGAACAGGCCAATCCATCAGCCAACTCGTCTGAGGCCAAGAGCGCAGCCAAAGACGAAGAAGAACCGGGCGCTCCACCCCGTGGAGGGGAAACACTATTCTTGAATGAATCTGACATGGCCATTGCGGCATCCCTCGGGATCCGCAATATCCTACAGAAGAAGAACGAACCAAATGTGTCTCTGGACATCCTCATCACTCACGATCTGTTTGTTGATGGGCACGTGTCAGAACGCAGTGACGCTGATCCCGAGAAGGAATGCGTCACCTGGGACCGGGTGTACCTGGGTCCTTGCGGTTTGTCGCCTTTTGAATGGGTTTGGGTCCAAAACCAAGACCAGATCGACGTCTATGATTCATCTGCAATGGTATCGCAGGCAGTTAATGCGAACCTTCAC